TTGACGATTGACGAAGCAATCAATGGAATTCCTGGATTCATTGAACCTCTCAACATGAGAACATCTCCAGGATTTCCGTTTGTAACAGAAAGACCAACGCGAAGCATAGGAAAAATGCATTGCTTCGAATTGATAGGAGAAGACAAAGACGGGCGACCACAATATCGACCAAAGCCCGAATTAACAGAAGAAATCAATAAAATATTGATTGCTGCAACAGAACGCAATGAAGTAGTAAGCAATTACTTCATGGATTGGCCCAAGGATGAGAGAAGACCTATTGAGAAGGTAGCGGAGGCAAAGACGAGGTTGTTTAACATCGCGAACGTCGCTTGGCTGGTAGTGAGTAAGATGTACTTTGCTTGCTTCGCAGCCGCTTTGATCGAAATGAGATTTTCACTTGGATCAGCTCTGGGTATGAATATGCACGGCCCAGATGCAACAAAATTAGCAGACCACTTGCTACGAGTCGGAAACTTTATGATGGATGGCGACGTCGAAAAATGGGACGGCGGGTTTGATTACGAAACTACCTACGACTGTTCATGGATTGGCATAATGTGGTTAAAAAAACACGACCCTAAGGTGGATTTTTGGGGGGCAATGACTATTGGCTTGTCAGCAACCTGGAGAATTCACATTTGTGGGAGAGTTGTGTACATCGTCATGATTGGCATGCCTTCAGGACAGTATATGACTGCTCTCTTCAACACAACGGGACATTTAATTAGAAATTATAATATCTGGCAAGAGGTGATTGAGATCAAATTGATCTTAATGAAACTGAACACAGATGAGGAGACAATCGAATTCTTCAAGAAAATACGAAACTTACCAGCATTAGATGAATATGTTAGTATGGTAGTCGGAGGCGATGACGAAGTACAGAGCGTTAGCGGCGAGATTGCAGAACAGATTACTCCTTCAGACATTGCAGCTGTCTGGAAAAACCATGGAATTGGCTTTATACCACCCCAAAAACAGGCTGGGAAGACCTTTGGCACCGAGTGGAGCGACATGCAAAACGTGCAGTTCTACAAATGCCATTTCAAAAGGGATGAGCTCTTCGGCAATTATTGGCACATGGCTATGGACAAAACTCCAAGCTATGAATTGATCAATTGGATTCGCAAAGGCAATCCGCCGATGGAAGCTTTACAAGCTAATGTACGCGACTTTCAACAATTCGCTTACGCCCATGGTCAACAACACTTCGAAGAAGTAACTGCTAAGGTGAGAGAGGCCGC